GGACAGCATCCTTTGATTATTTTCGACTTAACTGCGAGAGTAGTCAAAGGACTTTCACAGCAACACACACTTTCTACTTCGTCGCTCCCATTTCTAATTTTAGCTGAAATGGTTGTGGTAACTGAAATTGTGGCTCCAATGACTCAACCAGTGCCTGCAGCGGTCCCAACCGTTGTTAGTTCTCCCGTCGTGCAGAAGGCCTCCCCCCCAAACAAAACTGGGAAGGGGGGGCCTACACCCGTCGTGCCTCTGAAGAAAGGCGCGGCGGCTTCTACATCTACGGGCCCAACCAAGCCAGCGCCGCAAGGCAAAGGCAAGGGAGGGAAAGGAACCCCACGGCCGTCCACTCCCGTTGCAAAACCAGGAGTGGCTTCGGCCCCCCAAACCCAGCCTAAGGTCAAGGCCCATGCGCCCGCGCCCGCAGATGCTTCAGTGCCTGCAGCGCCGGCGGTTGCGCAGCACACCCCAGTGCCCGCATCGGCTAAGCCAAAACCCCCCGTTGCGGTAACCACAGATGGAGTGACTCCAGCTGTGGCTGTCGTGAACGCCGGGAAAGCGCCTAAGGCAGGGACACAAGGGAAAGGGAAAGGCAAAGACGTCTCCTCGGGGGGCGCGCCGCCGGCTACTCAGCCTGCGATGAAACCAAGTCATGAGACCCTCGCGGGTGTCGTGACGCCCACACCTCCTCCTCGTGGCAACGGGGGGAAGGGTGGTGCCAACAAAGACTCGAACCCTCGCGGCAGTGGGGGTAAGGGTGGCAAAGGGGCGGAGGCCCCACCCACAGGCTCTTCTAACGACCTTCCGCGATTGCCATCAGGCCAGCTCGACTATCCAGTCGGCATGGGTCCGTGGCGTATCGTGAAAGGATTGCAGAGTGCAATGCTTGACTCAAATTCAGACGGGACACTGGCACTTGATTTTCCAGGAGTCTACGCTGCAACCTACCCCACCAAGGGAAAGAACGATCACACCGTTCTTCATTGGTGCCGGGTCTTCATGGAACAAGATGTTTTCGAGGCCGTCAGCAAGGACGGTGTGAAGCATGTCTTGGATGTAGGCGGCATGCCTTGTCGTGCCGGCCGTGTGGCCAGTTCTTTAAGGATTGGTTATCACTCGTGTAACCCCACCATCGACACCGCTGATTTGTCTAGGAAGACTTACCAGCGTCAGAACACATGTGCGCACAAAGCGCAAGCCTGTGACTGTTTGTCGGAGCGTGAAGCGGCTATCGCGATTCATTCATTGTACTACCTCACACCTGCTGAATGGGCCGACATCTTGTGGCGCACTTCGAAACGATGCGGCTATGCCGTAGTACACCGTTTTGATGGGGAGCGTGGCATTTTGCCACCCGGCGCCAAGGTTCCTGAGGCCAATTACCTCCGCTCTGGTGAGAACGTCACCATGGTAGTGGAAGGTAACAGTCATCGCTATACCCATAGCAACATGGACTGGCTGCATAATAATTGCGGCATCCGTGTGGATGTACTGGGCAAGAGTGTGGTTCTCGCGTGGACTCTCAAGCGCCAGGTTCGTGGAACGTTGTTTTACACTTTTCACGTGTCTGAAGAATCCCATCTTCCGCTCGCACTGCCCTACGTGGTGCTTGAGAAGCTAGAGATTAACAAAGAGGTATTGACTTTGATGCAGATCACGTCGTACTCAATGGACGCAGGATTCTTGAACTTGTTCCCCAAGTCAGGAGTCCCGCGCAAGATCTACATGCCCCTGTTGAAGAGGCTGTTGCTCTTGAATGCAGGAAAATTCCCCAGCCCCGCCAACTACGCACAGTTATTGGCGAATGCTCGTAAGTTGAGCACAGATGAGACGGTAGCAGCCAAGGAGATCCGCGAGGCGGATTGGTTTGCCGCCTCACTGGTGCACACGGCCACTTTGGCCTACTTGCAGACGGCTGTTGACCTCAACAATGCTCAACGTTCGATGAAGGACTACGCACCCCTATTGGAATCCCTTGGTTACTGTCTCCCGCACATGAGACGTGACTATGGTGATTCGATATGGGGTCGCGTTCTCCGACAAATCGAGACGTATCTGACGCAGTTGGGGGTGGAAATGCCCTATCATTACATTGAGAATGTCGCGTATGTGTCTTCTGATCGACTCGCCCAACTCTTGACCTTTTACTCCCAGCACAGTTCGCGCCTACTGAACGTCGCCCTTTCGGGGGTGGCCAAGGCGGGACTTGTTGCATCAATGGGGGTGGTCTCTGTCGCCGGTTATTTCCTCCCACGAACAGTGGCGCGGGTGAGAACTGTAGCGGTAGACGTTGGCAGACGTGTCTTCAACTCAGTCCCCTACGTGCGTTACTCATGTGATCCTGCTCTGGTGCAGGTTGAGTGCGACGCAAGGGCTGTCCAATACACTCGTGAAACTCTGGTGACGGAAGCGTCCCTCCGAAAACTGGCGAAGACTGATGTCGTCGGCCGACAGGCTGTTTTGCACCAAGGGTGTGCGAAATACCTGGCGCCCGTTGACGTGCGTCCCAACCCGGCTTCGGCGGCCCCAACTCCATACTGTGTAACTGAGTACGCAGGATTGGCCAACACCCCATCAATCAAGAGCGACGCTAACAAGATGTCGGCTCTCCTGCACCGCTTGCTAAGCGGCATTGAACATTCTAGTACGGCTCAAGTTGAGTGGCAACAGTCCATTCAGCTTTGGATGCGGGAAACAGAAATTCTGCCGAATGCAAAGTTTGTGAAGGATTGGTTGGATGGGCACCCCGTGTTAACACCGCGGGAATGGCTGGAGACGGAATATGGCCGGCGGGATGATGCGAACATGAGGAAGAAGTTAGAAGATGCTGTCGCAAGGTACGAGGGAGGCGATCGTAAGATCGATTTTTTCGTCGAGTGGTTCGTCAAGGCTGAAAATGCCCCGGCGAAATGGGATGGCAACAAATGCCGAGGTATATTTGATCCGAATCCGTTATTCAAGGTGGCCGTAGCCCCTGATGTTCATCGTGTGTCCAAGCTCTTGTGGGCGTGGCTGAGTTCCAACTCCAAGGAATTCCGTCCCCACAACCAGCTTATCACGGTGGCGTCTGGGACCAACGCGGACGTGCTTGGATCCTGGCTTGGCCAGGCTGTGGAAACACATGGAACGGACACTTTCATTATGGAGGTGGATATCTCGGCCTTTGAGGCCAATCAGACCGCAGAGCAGAATCTGGAGAGTTTCGGGGAGATGAGACGTTTGGGCATGTCGGAGGAATCCTACAAGCTCTACGTCGCGTCCAACAAACTGGTTTTCAAGGACAATCCGCGCCCAGGGGAACATTCCCTGACGTTGGGTGCCAGTCCTGTCGTTGCAAGACGCGACGGCGCGAATCCCAGTGGCCTTCCTGATGTGACTTTCCGGAACACTTACAACACGCTGGTCGCTGTGATCGGCCTGTTGAAGCATCTGGGCGTTCCTGATGAGGCGGTTCTTTGCTTGGCGGCTTTGTTGCTAGGCGATGACAACTTCACCCTGTTACCCGCACGATATCGTCCGTTGTTCACCGAAGCGAAGGTTACGGAATATTACAAGAAATTCCATAACTGGGATGCCAAGGTAAAACTTTGGTCTTGGGAGGAGCTCGCCAAGGCGGAATTCTGCTCGTGCTACTTTGTCGAGGACAAGGATGGCTCGTTCAGTTTCACGCCGAAGGTGGGCCGTGTGCTCTCAAAGACGTTTTACTTGGCCCCATCAGTACCGAACAAGCCTAACACTCTGTTGGGCGTTGTCCGTGGTCTCGGGCATTACCGCACAGGCTTTATTTTTAGTCGTGTGATGGGTATGCTTGAGGCCAAGCTGTTGAGGGGTGGAGCGTCCAGCTCCACCGTCCTGTTTCGCGATTGGTCAAACAACCCCCTACTTCATACCGAACCTGTGAGAATCTCAGATCCATCCACCATCCATTCAGACTGCGTACGTTACGGACTCACACGAGATGAGATTCGTGCGTTGTTGGACTGGATTGGCAAGTGCATCGATTCGAGTGATTTTCCTCGTTCAGCAATCTTTTTCCCGTCACATGACCTTTTTGATCGTGTGTGTTACACCGACCTGTCGATCGATTACGACGATTTGGAGGTGGACCGCGTGGACCAGGGCCTACCCTCACGACATATGGTGCGTTCCATCCAACAATGGACGTACTATACAGTCGAGCGTGGGGTCCGCAGTCGCATGCGTCGGTTGAAAGATTCGGCAGCAGTGGTATTGTTTCCAGCACAGTGGGGCTCTGACCGAGTCCTGCGTGGTCCGGTTGCCTAACCGGACTGGGGGGTGGCCAAGTCCCGGGCCATCGGTCCCCACTGGAGGGGCGCGTTCAGTTATTTTACGCGATAATCAGGTTGAAATCCTGGTCAATTCAGTTAGATATCTAAGAACAAGCAACATGCATATCGAAATTCCCGCTTTGGAGAAACTCGTAAGGGCTAATCAAATGTCCGAAGAAGCAGCCATCTGGTGTGAACAGACACTAGACGTTTTCCATGACAGGCAAACCCTCCCAGTGGGTTACCCTGACATCACGAACGGCACTTCCTTCGTACAAGTGGTTACTCTCTCACGAAATTACCCAGTAGTTGCACCAAAGGATTTTCACATCTTTACGTTGCCACAACTGACACAGCGCGACATGTTTCAGTCTACACTCCTGACACCCACCATTTTGGCGACTGTCGGCACAACGCCGTACACGTCGAATGGTGGCCTCTTGGGCCCGCTGAATGTGGCTATTGTTGACCCGGGGGCCAACACTATGCCGTATTTCAACGAAGCTCTCGGGGCTTGGTCTCCGTGTCCTCCCGTTTTTCTCGATAGCTTCGACCTCTCGCCTTACCTCGTGGGTAATTCGCGTTTGGTCTCGATGGCTTTTGAGATTTACAACACAGGGCCCGAGTTGTTAAAGAGTGGAGCAATTGTCACCTATCGGTCACCACAGACCATAGACATAAGTCAGCTAGCCTTCGAAGAAGACCCGCTACACATTCCTCATCTCATCCGTAGATCTCAGCTTCCCCCGGCAAGTGCGTCGGAGGCTCTGCTGTTATCAGGCTCTCAGCAATGGGAGGCGAGGGAGGGTGCGTACGTGGTCAACACGATGGTTACAACTGCTAATCCGGCATTGACGCCGGATTTCCTGGACCAGGTGTACTTACCTACCAGCGTTTCGGCGATGGGGGTGGTCGCGGTCGGATTGATTCCTCGGGTTTCGAGTTTCTTTCCAGACACGGCAAGTACGGTCCAGGTATGTCCCTGGAATACGAGTGGCGCTTTTGTCAATGGCACTCAGGTTGGTACCAGCCTGACTGTCATCTTGAAGGCATATATTGAGTGTTTTCCTAATCCTGATCAGAAGTCCTACGTCACCCTGACGCGGCCTGCGATTCCGTATGACCCGGTCGCTCTGGAGATCTACGCTAAGGCAGCTTTTCACCTTAAACCCGCTACGAAAGTGGGGAACAACCCAGATGGGGAGTTCTTTAGGGTGGTTAAAGGCATTGTCTCAGCTGTGGCTCCCCGGATCGGCCAAGCCGTTTCAGTTACTTCCAAAGCCGTTCAAAAGGGCAAGGAGGTCGCTGAGGACGCTGCACTGCTGCGGCGTAGTCTAGCGGAGACTAAGACTTTCGGTCGAGATTTGAATCAACTAACCAAGAGCGTCGCGCGGCTAAGGCCTGCAGCGGAGCCGGCTGAGCGTGCACGTCCTACGCCCCAGAAACCCAAACCTCGGAAACGGGGTTAGGGTAGGGGTGCGGGTTCGGTGCGGTTCGTCGGTGAGTTCTTGGAGCAAGAGTAAAGCGCGGTCAACACCTGCAGCTTTGAACTTATCGTCACCTCAATCGACATTGGCGCCCAGGGGGCGCCATGTTGATTGAAGAGAGATGGTCGGTTCCTCTTGAAAGCATTGAGAGTAAAGCGCGGCTACGGCCAGCAGCTCTGAACCAGTTGACTCTTCCACCTTTTTAGTGCTATGACGATGGCACTAGGACGGAATTGGGAGGGCAATCGGTTCCTTTCAGGCATTTACGGTCTGTCACTGCGAAGTGTCGGAACGCGCCCAACCGACGGGCATCATGG